CGATTTATTTATAATAACACAAAATAAAAAATATGGCAAGAAGTTTGAGAGTAGTGTTTTTATTATGAATAAGAAAATAGGAAGACCAACAAAGCGTGATACAAGTAAATCTGAAAAGCTGAATATAAGACTGACAAAGGAAGATAAACAGCTTATACAAGATTGTGCAGATAGGATGAATATATCTAAATCTGATGTTATTGTAAAGGCTATAGAGCTTTTAAATCAAACCGTTATGTGATTACATAGCGGTTTTTTAATGCAAATTATTGAAAGGTGGTGATGTATTTGTCAATTAAATTGACGCTTAAACAGAAGAAATTTGCTGATGAATATATCATCAGTGGGAATGCTACAGAAAGTTATTTAAAATCCTATGCAAAACAATCTCGTGTAAGTGCTGAAGCAAATGCAAGAAAATTGCTCGGAAATTACTCGGTAAAAACCTATATACAAGAAAGATTAAAAGAAATTGATGATAAAAAGATAGCTGATCAAAAAGAAGTTTTAGAAAGACTTACTAAATTTGGTCGAAGAGAAGAATTTGAAAGTGTTGTTGTAATGGTAGATAAAGCTACATTTGATGATAAAGGAAAATTTGTAGGTATTGAGAAAAAACCTGAAATAGTGAAAATTCCAACACCGAGCAAAGATACTATAAAAGCATTGGAACTTCTTGGAAAGAGATATAGGATTTTCTCTGAGAAGTCTGAAGTCGAAGAGGAGCAACTGGATAAATTAGATAAGATACTTGGGGCGATTGATGATGCAGCTAAGTGATAAACAAAAAGAGTTTTGGAATAACTGTAATTGCCGTTGGAATATCAAGACAGGGGCTACAAGGTCGGGGAAAACATATCTTGATTATTATATCATCCCAAAAAGAATAAGAGCCTGTAAAGGTAACGGATTGATTGTCTTACTCGGAAACACGCAAGGAACTATTGAAAGAAATGTCCTTGAACCAATGCGAAGTATTTGGGGCTCTCTTGTCGGTACTATATCATCAAATAACAAAGCTAAGTTATTTGGTCGTGATGTATATGTGCTTGGTGCTGATAAGAAAAATCAGGTTTCAAGAATACAAGGTGCAGGAATTGAGTATTGTTATGGTGATGAGATAACGACGTGGTCGCAAGATGTATTTCAAATGCTTAAATCAAGGCTTGATAAGCCTAATTCGTGCTTTGACGGTACTTGCAATCCCGATAGTCCTAATCACTGGTTTAAGGAGTTTTTAGACAGTAAGGCGAATATATATCATCAGCATTATACGATAGATGATAATCCGTTTTTGACTGATGAATTTGTAACTGCATTGAAACAAGAGTATTATGGGACTGTCTATTATAATCGTTTTATTCTTGGTCAATGGGTAAGAGCTGAGGGAGCAATATATAAACTGTTTGCGGGTAGTCCTGATAGATATTTTATATCTTTTGAAGAATTAAAACGTAAGAAAATACAAATGATTAATGTTGGTGTGGATTTTGGCGGTAATTTATCTAAACATGCCTTTGTTGCTACAGGGATTACAAATGATTATGAAGTTATTGTTTTGGTGTCGGAAAGGCATGATGCTGATACAGATTCTGATAAGCTTAGTATGCTTTTTATTGATTTTATTAAACGTGTATTTGATATGTACAGAAATATCGATACTATTTATTGCGACAGTGCTGAGCAAGTGCTTATAAGAACACTTAAAAAAGCTTTGTATGATAATGGTTTTAATATAAGTGTTAGGAATGCAAGTAAAATTGAAATAGTTGATAGAATTAGACTTGTTGCGGGGCTTATTTCTCGAAACAAGTTTTTTTATACCCTAAATGCTGATACAGTCAAGGACGCATTAACTAATGCAGTATGGGATGAGACGAAGATTAAGACAGTAAGACTTGACGACGGTTCGTCTGATATAGATACACTTGACGCTATGGAGTACAGTATTGAGAGATACGCTAAAAGGTTGGTGAGTATGTAGATGTGGTTGTTTGATTTTTTTAAAAAGGTGGTGAAAGGTCTGTTTAGTAAAGATAATGTAAAAGACGCTTTAAATGTAGATATTAATATTTCAAATAAGATGGCAAATGCAATTAAGCTATGGACTAAGATGTACGAGGGTAAAGCTGATTGGGTAAAGAAAGATGTTTATTCTTTATCACTCCCCTGCTCTATTGCAGCTGAACTTGCAAGGCTGACTACAATCGAGATGAAATCTGAAATAGTAGGAAGTGAGAGAGCTGAGTTTATGAATGAGGCTTATCAAAACCTTATGGACAATATAAGAATACACCTTGAATATGCACTTGCTAAAGGCTCTATGGCTTTTAAGCCTTTCATATCAGATGGCAAGATTGCTATCGATTGTGTGCAGGCTGATATGATATATCCTATTGAATTTAATAGCTTTGGCGAGCTTATATCTTGTATTTTTGTTGATAGATTCACCAAGAACGAAAAGACTTATACAAGATTGGAATATCATAGCTTTGAAAATGACAAATGTACAATAATCAATAAGGCTTATATGAATGAGTATGGATCTGATATATTAGGCTCTGAGATAAAGCTTGAATCTGTGAACAGGTGGAAAGATATTGAGCGTGAGATAACTATAGATAATCTTACGAAGCCTTTATTTTCGTATTTTAAAGTGCCTATGGCTAATACTATTGAAAGTAATAGTGATATCGGTGCATCTGTCTTTTCTAAGGCTGTTGATTTGATTAAAAAAGCTGATGAACAGTATTCAAGGATAGTGTGGGAGTACAAGGGCAGTGAGCTTGCTGTTGATATCGATGAAAACTGCTATAAGAATAATAATGAATTGCCTGAATATTCTGATAGACTTTTTAGAAAATTAGATATTCAAGGTAGAACTAATGACTTTTATTCTGTCTTTTCTCCTGCCATTCGTGACAGTTCACTTTTCAATGGGCTTAATAAGCTGTTACAAAGGATTGAATTTGCTTGCGGGTTAGCTTATGGCACTTTATCAGATGTACAGGAAACGGCAAAAACTGCTACTGAGATAATATCATCAAAGCAAAGGTCATATGCTACTGTATCTGATATTCAAAAGTCGCTTAAATCTACACTTGAAAATCTGATAATATCTATGGATGATTTGTGTAGCTTATATAACTTAGTCGGTCAAGGTGAGTATGAAGTAAGCTTTGAGTTTGATGATAGCCTAATAGTCGATAGTGGAGCAGACCAAGCTATAATGCTACAAGAAGTGGCAGCGGGGATAATCAAGCCTGAAATATATTTGATGAGAAGATATGGACTTACTGAAGAACAGTGCAAAGATTATATGCCTGTTGAAACTGTCAAAAAAGAACCTGATGATATTGATGAGGAGTGATAGAAAATGCTAACTCCTGATGAGCTTAAAATCGTGCCGGACAATATCGTAAAGATATATCAGGATTTGGAAGATGATATTATTTCTGATATTGCAAGACGATTACAAAAAGCTGGAGAAATAACGGATACCGCAGATTGGCAGATGTATATGCTTTCTAATATGGGAAATGACCTTGACGAGATAAAAAGCAAGATAGCAAAGACTAATAAAATGAGTAAGGATGAAGTTGATAAGCTATTTATAAATGCTACTGATAGAAGTATGTATTATGAAAATATAGCTTATAAAAGAGCGGGCAAAAAGACACTTAGCTTATATGATAGTCCAACAATGATGAGATTTGTTGCAGCTAATGCTAAAAAGACGCACGGAGAACTTAAGAACCTTACTAAGTCACTTGGCTTTAAGAGTGGAGATAGTTTTAAGTCTGTCGCTAAGACATATCAAGATACATTAAACTATGCACAGTTTCAAGTGGCAAGTGGTGCATTTTCATATCAAGATGCTGTAAGAAATGCTGTAAGAACATTGACTGAAAGCGGATTAAGAACTGTTGATTATGAAAGTGGAGTATCTAATATGCTTGATGTAGCTGTTCGGCGTGCTACTCTTACAGGAATTAATCAGACGGTAGCTGAAATGACATTAATGCAGATGAAAGAGTCTGATAGTGAATTTGTAGAGGTTACGGCTCATATGGGGGCAAGACCTGACCATCAAACATGGCAAGGCAAAGTATATCATGTCGGTGGTGAAAAAGACGGATATCCTGATTTTGAAGAGTCTACAGGATATGGTACAGGTTCAGGGCTTTGCGGTTGGAATTGTCGTCATAGTTTTTCAGTTTTTTTTCCGGGTATTTCGGCAAGAAACTATACAGATGAACAACTTAAGAATATAGATCCTCCGCATATCGAATATGATGGCAAGACTTACACATATTACGAGGCTACTCAAAAGCAAAGACAGATTGAGCGTATGATAAGAAAGACGAAAAGAGAGCTTGTGGCTTTGGACAGTGCAGGTCTTAAATCTGATTTTACTGCTAAGTCTGTGAGATTAAGAAAACAAAAAGATTTATAAATGGTCTTGTGCTTGCTTTTAGTGCAGTAATGACCATGCTGTTCGTGGGTTGTAACCCAGAACAGCCTGAGAATGAGAAAGAAAACAAACTGCATGAAGACCCTGTTCGTGCTGTCTTCACCCTCCAAGAGGGAACACTCAACAATGCTTCTGCCTTTGACAATACGCCAAAAATGGCTAACTTCAAGGCTGCTTCTGCCCCTGCACAAGTGATAGAATGGCAGACAACAGCTGGTCAAGGATGGCACGTGACAAGTCCAACGAAGTCGTTCAACGTAAAGAATAGCGTTGACAACCCTTCTGTCGTTTACCTTTTGAAGATGGAGTATTATAATGCAAAGGGTGAAATGATGAACAGTCAGTTCTATAACCTTGGTCAGGACAAGATTCATCAGCACTTCTTCTCAATGTTCAAGCAGGTGATGTATGAAGGACAGATGAGCTCTGTTCGTGTCACAAACAAAGCAGAACTGCCTTACGACTACCGCTATATCGACGAGTTGAACGGCACTTTCATTGGCGACACAAACCCTATGGGCTTCCAAGGTCTTATCAAGTTCGTGAAGCCTGGACGTGAGTTTACACTCTCTATCGACCTGCTCCACGCTGCAGGAAGTAAGTTTGGTGACGATGGAAAGGCCTCTCCTTTCTACAATCCAGCTGGAAAGTTGCTTAGCACTGGACTTTGGGATATCAACGTTAAACTGCCTATCGTGATTGATGGGCAGTCAACCGAGGAGAGTACTACCGACCCTTCACTTATCAATCCTGCAAAGGCTGTGATTGAAATCTATAACGGTCACTTGCATGGACCAAAGGCTTTTCATCAGAACCCAACACCAAAAGAATTGAAGTATATCGGACGTAACTACAAGCTTACCTATACTTTGGAGAACGGAAAGTGGGTGGCTGATGCACAGAATGGTAAGAGCGTGAACCTTATGGGAAGCAGTCAGGGACATTATGTGTCGGCTTTTGTCATTCACTATTACGACAAGGCAGGCAAAGAAATTACCTCTCAAATCGTCAATAATGGCGAAGACAGCCACTATCAGCACTTCTTTATGGTAGATAATATTCGCCCTTCTTATGGCGGAAAAAAGGAGACAACGGACGTTAACTCTACTGATTTCTTTAAGTATGTCTACTGTGATACAGACCCATGGAATAAGACTAACAAGTTTGATGGTGCTAAATTCTTTGGTAAAAACAATCCTATCGGCCTTAAAGGTTACTTCGAATTCTTGCGTACGCATAAGCAGTTTAACCTCGAAATTCGCCTGATGCGTGCTCGTAACTCTAAGTTGACCAATGGCGAAGCAAGCTCTTTCTGTGCGCCAACCGAACGCCAGTTGAAGGAGGAAGCATGGTTGCCAACCATCGTCGTGCCGATGAATATCTATATGGATAGCGATGAGCGCGAACTCGACTCAAAGATTTACGACACTGATTTCGATAAGTTAAGCAACGATGCAAAGGATTATTCAGAGAGCAACTTGTCGTCAATTCGCTCGCTGATGGATGCTTTTGATATCACCGACATTAAGACAGCTGTCCTCGACTTCTGGTGGAATTTCCACGGAGATAGCAAGCACAGCGATGCCGGTTTCTGGTTCTAAACGAGAAAATTAATGGCTTATCCCTATCGCTCTTGATGCGATAGGGGAGGAAATAATATGGTCGCTGTTTCTTTATCTTCTCACAGATAGCACAGATAAACAGAGTCCATAGGACGCACAGAAACCTAAAGGTTATGGATAACACAGAACATTAAAACACAAATTCATTACAAGCAACTCGTCCACCCGTAAATTTGTTACTCAAAAGAACTTTGTTCATCTGTTACTCTGTCTTTTATTTACCCTGTCTACAAGCAACTCGTTTACTTGTCAACCTACCATGTTACTCTGTCTTTGATTATTCTGTCTTTTTTTGTTTCAAATATGTTGTAAATCTAAAAAAAACATTATCTTTGTCACGGAAATAGTTTTAGTTTTATGCAGACATCAAGGCAGTAATGCTTTGTCTTGCAGAAAACAACTACTAACCTTAACAATGAGTTATCTTAATATTTAAACCTAATCATACTTAAAACTATGAATCGTAATTTTCTTTTGGCAGTATCGCTATTCATGTTTCTAACATTGACATCCTGTAATGCGCAGGGCAACAAAAAACTTTGCTGTGGACATAAACCTGACCCAGCTGTAATCGAGTTACACAACCAGGCGGTAGACGCTTATACATATCACTCGAACTCACCTGACTCTGTGAAGAAGGCGATGACCCTGCTTGATCGTGCTATTGAGAAGGACCCCGACTATCAGCTTGCTTACGCTCACAAGGCGGAATATCTCAAAAATCAAGGTGATTTGACACAGGCGTTAGAGACGCTAAATGCTTATCTAAAGCGTAACCCAACAGAGCCTTACACACTTCTTGGTGCAGGTCTATTCTATGAGAAGTCGGGAAACAAGAAGGAAGCAATGGACTACTACAAGCGTGCTGAAGAAAACTTCAAGAGACTCTATGAGAAAGATAATGATAGTGCACACGAGATAAACCGATTTTTTGCCATCAGGTTAATGGAGGGACCTGAAAAGGCAAAGGCACTGTATGAGGCTGAGAGAGACCGACTTGCCTCAAACGAAGAGCGACGCAAAGTGAATGATGCCCTTGTGATGACTATCCTTGAAACTCCACGTGAGCAGTTTTTTAAATGACAGAATGAACGGGTGGACAGGTTAACCAGTTGCTTGTAGACAGGGAAAATAAAAGACAAAGTAACAGGGGAACAAAGTTCTTTTAGTAACAAAGTTACGAGGGGACAGGTTAACAACTTGCTTGTAGACAGGGAAAATAAAAGACAAAGTAACAGAGGAACAAAGTTCTGTTTGGTAACAAGTTAGCAAGTGAACGAGTTGCTTGTGCTGAATTTGTGTTTTAACGTTCTGTGTTATCAATAACCTTTAGGTTTCTGTGTGTCCTATGGACTCTGTTTATCTGTGCTATCTGTGAGAAAATAAAACAAAAAGCTACTCTATCAAAGCATTCTCTCACAGATGACACAGATGAACAGAAAGGACAGATTTCCTTTTTGCACACTGAAAGGCTCAGAGACCTAAAGGTCGGAGAATTCACAGATTTATAGTTGACGAGTTAACAAGTGGACAAGTGAACCAGTTGATTGTAGACAGAGTAATTGAAGACAAAGTAACAGAGGAACAAAGTTCTTTCGAGTAACAAGTGGACAAGTTGACACGTGAACAAGTAAACGAGTTGACATGTTACTTGATAGATAAAAAAATAAACCAGTTGATAGCAAACAAAGCATATAACTTGTTTACTTATCAACTGGTTTACTCGTTAACTAAAACTGTTCTTCTGTTACTCTGTCTCCGAATACTTTGTTACTCTGTCTTCAATTACTTTGTCTTAATCATGAACGAACCTAACATGAAGGACTTTTTCTTATGGTTGTAGACCTTGAGGGAATACATACCATCGGACAGGGAACCGATATATAACTGGTTGTTTTTTACTGATTTAGCATTAACGATGCGGAGGATAACACCCTGCAAAGAGAGGATTACGTAATGATCGGCATCCGTTTGCTTTGCTGATGCAGGGAGGGTGAGCGTGTTACCATCATTAGCGAGCAATGAAACAGGAGACTTAGAAAGCGTCGAAGACTTCATATTCTCCTGTAAAGCAGGCGTTTCATGTCCGTAACGGTCCATACCTCTAACCGCAAAATAGAGGTTAGGATTGACGTTCTTCAACTGGAGCGTCTGACCAGTATAACGTGCAAAGAGCAGGTTTCGCGCATCCTCAGTATCAACTGGATAGGTATGGCTGGCATATATATTATAATAAGGAGT